CCTTTCGCTGTCGCTGGTAGTAGCGCGGGACCTTCACATGTGGCACCAGTACGGCGAGGACCTTCGCATTGTGAACGATCTTAAAATGGCGCTTGAACTTGGTCGCACAATCATGATCGGGGGATACTTCCTGGCCGACACGCGACAAATGAGAACGTTTGATAAGGCGCTCCGCAAAGCGGGATGCCAGGTGATGTCGATGACGTTTGACGGGATGTCGATTTACCGGCATGTCCATTACAACACTCAAATGCTGGGTGTTAAAGTGCATGAGAATGTGCCTCCGGCATCAACCAAAACCGTCAAGAAAAAGAGGTTCTTTCCGCCGATTGATATCTACGGCAAGAAAGCCGGAGAAAAGGGCGCAATAACATGGGGACCGCAAGAGCAAAACGACGATGAAGAACAAATCCAATCCGCTTTCTGGGCGGGGGCGATCAAATGGGGTGCGCGAGTCTCGGCAATAGTAACCTGGACGGCGGCGGGAGTAGGTGCCGTCTGCGTATATGATGCTTTAAAAGCGGTGCATCAGGTTGTGCCCCGCTTACCGATTATTGAGCTTAGCCTAGTAGTTGGCGCGGCGGCTGTAGCGGGGATGGAGGCATGGATGGCAAGTCGATCACTCAATTATGCGAGAGAGGCTTATGAGCGAGAACGTGCCGCGTTGAACGGTCTTGTCAAGCAGTATGAAGAAAAAATCCAAACCCTGCGATTGTTGGAGGCGGGGGTATGAGAAACCCGTTTAAGTGGTGGAAGCAGACGAATTACAAATCATCAGATTGGTGGCTCCCTGGATGGGGTCGTATTCAAAAGATTATTGATTGCGTTCGGTTTTTAATTACAGGGCGATGAGGATTGCGGCGTGAGCTTCAGCGAGGCTGATTTAGAGATATTTAAAAAAGATATCGCGACTAAACGTGTCCCTGGTTTTGTTTGGCTCTCTGGCCTTGTGTCTCGACTCGAAGCCGCCGAGCGAGTTATCGAACGCGGCGATGCCTGCGAAGATTTCGATTGTCCACATTCTGAATCGCCATGCAAGTGTGGGGAGATACAAATAAAATTGATTGACCAATATCATGAAGCGAGAGATACTTGGCGCAAATCGAAGGAGGAGGCGTGAGTTTCACCGACCTCATCAAAGCCGCCTTCTGGCAGGCTGTGAAGATCACGCTTTGGTGCGCTATTGCCGTTACCTTGATTTGGGCTGCGATCATTCTTTACTTTATGTGGAAGGTGTAGCGATGCAATGATTCCCATCACTGAGGACCGAATCGCAGAGGTCACTCTGGCCTATGCAGAACTCAAGCGCCGTGGCTGGGGATTCTCTTCGGGAGGAAAAGAATTTGGCGACCCCGAAAGTGACTATACGGCTGTGGGGCCTATGGATGAATTGGGATTTATCGAGGTGCTTGGACTAGACCCGGATTGCGTTGAAGCCGTGAGGAAGGCTGTGCAAAATGTCGATCATTGAATCTAAATGACCAGACTCCAGTATAATCAGTTCCGGAAAACGATCGAGGAGAGATACCGGGAACACATGGCGGCTCTCGAAACCTTGTATCGCTATTTGAGCAATGACGATGTTCCCGATACCCCGGTCGTGCAAGCCGTGACCGAAAACGGCGAACCGATAGAACCTGAACCGGATGGTGAGGAATTTGCCTTGAAGAGCCGGTCAGAACTGAAAACGATGACGACTGAAGAAAGAAAGCAGTACAAACTAGCCTACATGCGCAATTATACCCGGTCCCGAAAATACAGGAATGCCAATAAGTGAGTGAAGGTCTATCCGCGTTACTACCGAAGGTGGTTTGGCCGGGCGATATCGCAGAGTCATGGCACATCAAAGCTCCCCTTAAACGTTCGAGCTGTCCTTTCTGCATGGAACAAGCCAACCTCGATGCGGTGCTTTATGGAAGCACAGAAGATGAGTTCCCGACCTTCCGGGTATTATGCCACCAATGCGGAGGCGCCGGCCCGATTGGGAACACGCCTTCTTTGGCTTGGAAGCTTTGGAACCGCCGGAAAGCCTTTTACCTCGAGCCTTTAAAGATCAATTAGGACTCTGTTTCTCATATATGCTTCAATGGTCTTATGAAGCCAAACGAGATCATCGAACGACTCCGGGTGATCCGAAAAAAACTAGAAAGCGTGGTGCATTTCATGAGCGCAACCCAAGCTGATTTAGATGCAGCTCTGACCGCAATTGGAGACACGGTAAGCCAAATCATTGCCGAAGTCGTGGCCTTGATCGCCAAGATTCAAGCGACAGTGCCGGCGGCGGATTTCACAGCCGAAGTGAGTTCGATCCAGGCCTTGCAGACAAGCCTTCAAGATGCGGCCGATAAAGCCAAGGCAGTCACGGGTCAATAACGTTACCCGACAAGCGCCGTCCTTTCCCGGAAGACCCCATTGACCCCGGCGAAATGCGCCGTAAATTCCTCATGCTCATCGAGGAAACGCGTTTCGCTCAATACCGTTTCATGTTATCGAGAGTGACCCTCGAAAGAGTAGCTACGTTCTTAAAAGACCTTGGCTACGAAGCGATGCACGCCGAAGTCGTAAGCGTGCTTGAAAACTGCATCGACCGCCGCGTCCATTAATTAATATACCTCGCGAAGTATTATGTTTACAGAAGGCTTTTATTTTGGTTTAGGCTTCCTAGCCGCAGACATGATTCTGATCTTGTTGATTGGTTTATGTCTTTTGATTATAAGAATTAAGAACAAAGCCCAGCGCCGAAGAGAAATCCTCAAGGAGATCCACGATCACCCTCCCATCGCTCCTGACCATCCTCCCTGGAAGCCTCTTAATCGTAAGTCTTGAATTAAATACTTCTTTCTCTCTAGAGTACTTGCTTTATTTTTAAAAATAGTTCATAGTGGTCGATTGTATGGCGAGACCTAGAAAGCTACGACGCTCCGAATTGCACACGTTTAAAGTCGATGCGGCGACCTTCAGCGAAGCAGAACGCCATTCGAAGAAACAAGCCTTCTTAGATAATTTTAAAGATTACGGAACGATTTACCACACTGGTAAGGCTGTCGGAGTCCCCAGCTCAACTGTTGAAAATTGGCTGAGAGACGATGCGGCTTTCGCCAACGCCTACAAAAGCATTCGCTCTATCCCCGGCTACATGATTGAACGCGCGGCGATTGATCGAGCTAAGAATCCAACTAACAACGCTGACATCATGCGAATCTTCATGCTGAAGAACCTCCTGCCGGATACCTATGGCGAGGTGGAGCGTCACGCGATTGAGATCACGATTAAAGATTTGCTCGTCACAAACTTTGTGTCTATCGTTCAGCAAGCGGTGCCCGATACTTGTCCGCATTGCAAAACAAATCTTGGCCTGCAAGCCAAACTCGCTGGTGAGCTTAATGCCCTCAGTGAGAGAATGATCAAAAGCGGCGTCAAACCCGTCGAGGGAGCACTTGCAATTAACGCTTGAAAAGAAAACCAAACGACGGGGCGATTACATTGCAGACATCGTCGCTAAAGCTCTCGCAGAAACGGCCAAGAGCCTCACTTACCCTCTCAAATCCTTCCGCACATTCCTGGGAGAAGCCTGGCCGATCATCGAACCCGCCAACCCGCTCCAGAACGATTGGTACGTCGATTGCCTTTGCGAACATCTGGAACAAGTTACGCTCGGCATAATCCGGAAACTCCTGATCAATCTTCCGCCCCGCGAGGGAAAGTCGAATATCGCGACGGTTCTTTGGCCGGCATGGTCCTGGACCCGAAAAGCCTTTCTTCGGTTCATCACATGCTCCTACTCGGCAAGCCTGTCGACCAAACATGCGACGATGCGCCGGAATGTTTTAGAGTCGCCGTGGTATCAGAGGCAATGGGGCGGCCTGGTTAAATTCACGCTCGATCAAAACCAAAAGCAGGAATACGAGAACACGGCACGCGGCCACATGATCGCCACCTCCGTCGGTGGGACGATCACCGGCAAAGGCGGCGACGTGATTATCGAAGATGACATGATCAACCCGCTTCAGGCGGTGTCTGATGCGGAGCGAAAGGCCGCAATCGACATGCACAAAATGGTTTTATCGACGAGGCTTGATAACCCAAAGACCGGTTCCCGGGTGATCATCGAGCAAAGGACGCATGACATGGACGTGTCGGGGTACGTGCTGGCGAATGAGAACGGATGGACGCATTTGAACTTGCCGCTTCTAGCTGAGCGGAGAACCGTGATTGTGTTCCCCGTGACGCACCGTGAAATTGTGAGAGAACCGGATGACATTCTTTCGCCTTTGCGTCATGGCCGGGTGGAAGTGGATGACCTGAAGCTGACCATGACTCCAGAAAACTTTGAGGCTCAGTGCCAGCAAAACCCATCATCAGATGTCGGGAATATCTTGAAGCGAACCTATTGGAAACGGTATGGGGCGATGCCGTCAGGGTGGGATTTGATCTTGACGAGCTGGGACCTGACCTTCAAAGAAACGAAGACCGGCTCATTTGTCGTCGGGCAATGCTGGGGGAAGAGAGCGGGGAATTTCTACCTCTTCCCGATTATGGTCCGGCAGCGAATGGATTTTGCTGAGAGTTTGATCGCCTTCGAGAATTTCATCAAGCAGATCGAGGCTACGTTTCATGTCAAGCCCAATGGCCATTTGGTCGAAGATAAGGCGAATGGTCCGGCGGTGATCTCGACCTTGCAGAATCGAATCCCTGGCATTTTGCCGATGGGCGTCACAGGTTCGAAAGTGGCTAGAGCCCATGCGGTTGCTCCACTCATCCGGGCTGGAAACATTCTTATCCCCGACGATTCGATGGCTCCCTGGGCGCCTGAATTTATCGAAGAGTGCGCGAAGTTTAAGGGCCTGGATTCGGAGATCAATGACCAAGTAGACACGATGACGCAAGCCCTGATTTATCTGCATAACCTCCCGGCTTTGGAATCTGACACGAACGGGAATGGCGATGAGCCAGAGTCTTTTATCGAGCATGATGACTGGACCCCTGGTGCTGTTGCGGAGTCAGGATGGGTGACGGCATGATCGAACTGATCAAGAACCTTTACAGAGTCAAAATCAACGAACTCAAGAATGACTTGAAGCGCCAGAAGGTCGAGGCAAGGTTCCTGACCGAAGCCTCTGACTTGGTAGTAGATCGCCCAGATAACACGGCCGGCTGGACGCGCCGCTATCAGGTGAATGATTGGGAAAAGGGCCACATCCAGGCGAATCAACTAGAGGTCATTCGTAAGTGCCGTGAGTTTGACCGATGGGATGTTCACGCACACGGTATTTTATCGACGATGGTGAATTACATCATGGGCAAGGGTTTGAAGATGGACCCTAAGTCTGATGATCCCATGGTATGGTACTCATGGCGGGAATTCTCCACGGCTGAAAGAAACAAGTGGACGATTAAGCAATTTGAGATTATCCGGCGCACCTTCCGTGATGGTGAAATCTTCCTGAGGTTTTTCACTAAAGACGACGATGGGAAGGAAACCGGAAAGACAACCATTCGATTCCTTGACCCGCTCTTGATTCGTCATCCGACGGAAGGATTCGGGAAGGTTGACGATGAGCCGAACGAATCGATCAAAAACGGTGTGGTGACGGACCCTGAAGATGTCGAGGACGTGTTGGCGTATCAGTACATGGACCGTGTGAACCGAAGCAAGTTCGAGACGATCCCCGCCGAGGAAGTGATCCACATCAAGATCAATTCGGACTCAGATCAAAAGCGTGGAGAGCCCGGAATCCAAACCCTGCTTCAATACTTCCGGCATTACGAGCAATGGCTTGAGAACCGGATTATCTTGAACAAACTCCGCACGGCGATCGTGATGATCAAAGAAGTGACGGGAACCCCGACCGAAGTTTCAGCGATGTCAAAGACGTTGCCTCTCGCTACTCGGCAGATTGCGAATGAAACGAAACACAAAAACATCCGAGGTGGAACTGTCTTGACGGCTGGGCCCGGTGTGAAGTACCGCATGGAGTCGCCGAACATCAATGCCCAGGATGTGAAAGAAGATGGGCGCAATATTATTCTAGCCATGGCCTCTGGAATGAACATGCCGGAATACATCTTTGGGGATGCCAGCAATGCCAACTTCGCGTCGACGATGATCGCAGAATCCCCTTTCGTAAAGATGATCCAGTTCTTTCAGGTGTTCTTCGAATATCACTTCCAGAGAATCTATCGGAAGGTGATTGAGAATGCCGTCAAAGGCGGTATGCTTGAGGCGCCGAACGATGACGAGTTTATTGCGAAGCTCAAAGAAATCAGAAACTTGTCTGAGCAGGATGAACCTATCCCCGCCAAACCGAATGAAAAGAAACCCGAGCTTTCGCCAAGAGAAGCGGCGCTTAAAGAACTCATGCCGGACGGGAAGATGCAGACTCCGACGGAAATCTTCTTTGGGGCGGACATCCAGTGGCCGGAGATCATTCACCGTGACCTGGATAAGCAGGCGATGGCACTCTCGGTCATGCGGCAGAATGGCTGGATATCTGACCCTACGGCCACCGGCTCCCTCGGGTACGATTATGGCGAGGAGGTTCGTAAGCAAAGGCAAGTCGAAGAGGATGCTGAGATCGAAGAGAATCCGCTTTTGTCAGTCGGTGGGCCTGGAGATGCGGGAGATATGTCGGATGAGATGAACGGGCTCTTGGGCCAGCTTTCTCCGGAAGATCGGGATACGATCATGAAATCGACTGACCCGAAAGAGATCCAGGGGATTATGGCGAAGCACCAAAAAGCTGGCGCGGCTGCAGAGGGAGATTGACATGGAAATGAAAATGGGGCAAGTGACGCACGGCGATGCGCAGAAGGCCAACAATGCCCACTATGACGCCAACAATCAAATCATGGAGCATGTTCAGCCCATGACACTGGCCGGGAAGCGAAAGCTCTTGGAGAAAATGGCCGAGCACGTTAAGAATGCAGAGAGTGAGGCCAAGGGATGAACTGGCTTGATCGCATTACTAACCGGCGTGGTGAAATCTCTTTCGGAACGAACGTCGCCCAGGTGACGCCTGAGGGGTATTTGCGAACGATTCATCCGCCTAACTCATTAATTGCAACGGCTGTGGGGGTTGACGGTAAAGCCTTGTCGATTGATTTGCCTGCGGCGATCGGTGTTTATCAGTACATTTCATTTATGGAGATCGTCTGCTATAACACGGCGGCGCGTGTAGGAGGAGTAAAGCCTGTGATCGTGACTTCAGTAAATCTGCCGAACATTCCCTCTTTTGTTTTTGATTCAGCGGGGGTGATTGGGACTTCCCAATCAAGACTCTTTACATCGATACCGCCCATGAAATCCTATTTGGTATCGACGAAGACAAGTATTGTGTGCCCAGGGATGACTGGAATTCTCTGGGCCGGAAATGTTTTTTATTCATTGGCCCTATGACGAAAACTCCTCATCACGAAATTATTGCCAAACGCCTAAAGATCCAGCGGGTAGAACTCTTTGCCCGGATTGCCCAGGCTGAAAAAGCATTGAGGGCGATGCTGAACGCTTTCACGTTCAATGTGACGAAACAAGTGAACAGGAAAGGCCACTCATTATCAAATCTCAAGAAAATAAGCGGGATTCTCCACGATGGAATTATTATCCTGCGCTCCGGTCTGCGAGTCTGGATCAACGCCCTGATTCGCGATGCCGTTAAGATGGGATTCCGTCACCCAGGGGATGCTTTGAAGCCGATTTTCAAAGACAACCAGGAATCAGCGAACATCATTGCAGAGCAAGCATTATTCGAGGCTCGGCTTTCCTTCAGTCTTGACCTTAAATCGATGGGACGATCAACGCCTGGAATCAAAGTAAGCTCGGATAAATGGCAGACGATCGGGCAGAAAATTATTCATGACGTAGCGAAAAAGAACTTGCAAGGCCTGACGGTATCGGAGCGAGTGTGGGAATTGACCGCACGAACAGAGCAGGACTTAAAGCGGATCATTGCCAATGGGATCGCGCAAGGGGAATCGCCCTATCAGATCTCAAAGAAGATCGAAAAGTATATTTCCCCTACGGTGACGCAGGCTGATGAACTTGGCATCGAACCTGGACCTGGAGTGTATCGTTCCCCTTACCGGAATGCCATGCGGATCGCCAGGACGGAAACGAACCGTGCCTACAACGAAGCGAGTGCGGCGTTCTATCAAAACAAGCCATGGGTAGACAAAGTAGACGTGGTGCTGTCCCCGACACATGACGTTGAAGACGAATGTGATGATTTAGTAGCCGATAACCCCTATGATCCAGCAGATGTTGTCGGATTATTACCCCAGCACCCGCATTGTGGCTGCGGCCTAGCGCCGCGTATCGACCCGGAATATCTTGGTGAGAACGAACCGCCAACGGAGGAAGAGTGATGCAAAGCAATCGTCGTCGAGTAAAGCGTGATGCTATGCACAAATATCATTTGACATTTTCTCAGCGTTTGACGGAATCTATTCGAACGGGAAAACCCATTGCCGACGTGCGTTTCGAATCGAGCGATGACAGGAAAAATGTCATCTGCAAGGAGAACAGCTAATGCCCTATTCATCTGTCGCTGACTTGCCGGGATATGTTCGGAAGCTGTCAGCAAAGAAGCAAAAGCAATGGATGGCGGTTTTTAACTCGGCCCACAAACAGTACAAAGACGAGGGCAAGGCTTTTGCGGCCGCTTCCGCTTCCGTGAAAGAAGGCTACGAATTGCCTGAGGACATCGGGATCGAACTTTCCGAAGCAATGGGCGCCGCGAAGATCGACAAAACGCGCGGCGTGATCGAAGGTGTGCTTCTTTTGACCGGCGGGAAAGTCTCGAAGAACAAAACACTTTACAGTTCCAAAGTCCTGCAAGAGGCGGTCACTCGCTATGAGGGAGCCAAGATGTATTTGGACCATCCTAAAAACGGAGAACCCGTTCGGTCTATCCGTGACTTTGGAGGCACTTATAAGAACGTCCGAATCGAGGAAGGGTCTAAGCTCAGAGCCGACTTGCACTTGATTCCGAACGATGGTATCCGCAATACGGTGATCCCGATAGCCGAGGCGCTTCCGCCCGGGGTCGGGCTTTCCATTCGTGATCGTGGCCATGGTCGGGAAGAGGACGGTATTTTTCTGGTGGAAGGTTTCGCCGGGAAGGGGCCTTTCTCTATCGATCTAGTCATGGAAGCATCGGTAAATGAGACATTGTTCGAATCAAACCAAGGAGGTAGCGACGATATGGACAGGAAAGAATTGCTAGCTAGCGTTACCCTTGAGGAATTTCAGGAGGTCGCGCCTGCTTTGGTCGAGCGTATCAAGACCGATGCAAAAGCGGCGGTATTGAAAGAATTCGAGGAACAGATCAAAGCTGGAAAAGACGCAAGCTTGGTTTTTGCGAAGGGCAAAAAGCTGGTAGCCCTGGCGGAATCGGGTTTGCCGAAGGAAGTCATTGAAAAGGTTCGCCCTGTAGTCGAGCAGGAAGCGACCACGCTTGAGGGAGCTACAGCTCTCATCCAGGCGCAAAAAGAGATCGTGGAAGCTCTGAAGCCGGCCAAGGAAACAAACCAGACCGGCAAGCCCAAAGTAAAGGGCGCAGGGGCATCCAGCGATCAAACTCTAAGCGAAGGTGAACTCCCGTCAGATGACGAGATCGCCCGCGCTTTGGAAGGGTAAAG